CGTAGATGCCATCGAGCGTGATGTCGCGATCGAGTTTTTTTGAATCCGCAAGGTAGGCCGCGAGATTTTTATCGGAGGCAGCCAACACCAGCTCACTATCCGGACCACCGAAGGTGTAGCGCGTACCGACGATGGCGAAGGGGACGATTTGCGCGCTTTGCACGGTGACGTGATCGGTCAGCGGGCGCTTGGTTTTTGCACTGAGCGCGCTGGTGACGATAGCGAGTAGATCGTCATCGGCCGTGCCATCACCAATGCGCGATAGCACGCTGACGACGACCTTGCCCGGTGTGGGGCTGGTGGGCTTGGCGTCGAGCACCAGGCCGGACGCACTGAGCGCGAGGAAGATGTACGCGTCATCCGGACCGGCGACCGAATAACCGGAAGGTGCGAGCGTGACGCGACGGCGTAACTCGTCGTCGGATTCAAACGTCGGCGCGATACCCAGCGATGGATCACCTGGGTCGAGGGTGAGACGGGTCACGCCGTAGAAGGCGGCGAGGTTGTCGAGTGTCCCCTTGACGGCGAAAGCGAGCAGGACGCTCTTGGCCGCATCGTTCACCCGTTGCCTCAGGTTGAATTCGCGGTACGCGGCGACCTGCAGGATCTTGTACGCCGGATCAGATTCCACCAATGCGGTGAACGACGGATCGCGCGCGATCAGGTCAGCCAGCATCTCGGCGAAGATCTGCTCGTACGCGAGCGTTTCCACCACCTCGGGCGGCGGCAGACGCGACAGGTCGACGGACGTGGTGACCGTCATGGCAAACGGGGAGCGCGTGGCGTAGGCATGCCGGCATGGTGCTAAGGGCATACACGTGCGTGCGAGGCGGTAGCGATGTACCAGTGGGCTGGTACATCGGAAGCGGCCTGCCCAGCGGGACCCCACGCAGGGCACCATGGCCGCCTTATTAAGTGGAGCGGCCGGCGACGCGCGTCAACGCGGCACCGGCCACCCGACACCGCAGCAAACCCTGCAGGCCAAGCCAAAGGCTCCACACCCCGTCGACGGAGCCCGGCGAGGCTATCACGCCCGTCAACAGGATCTGAGTGATGCAGGATGTCCGCTGTTCGCGCTGCGCGAAGTTGCTCGCGCGCGCCCGTGTTTTTGATGTCATCGAAATCAAGTGCCCGCGCTGCGGGACGATCAATTCTTTGAGGGCCGTATCGAGTCCCCTGCCAGCGAGCCAGGGAGCACCGAACGGAAACACTCATGACGCACACGACTCTTCCCTACACGATCCATCGCGGCGACGCGCTGCAGGTGTTACGCGGCCTGGCTGATGCCAGCGTCGATGCGGTGATCACCGATCCGCCGTATTGCTCCGGTGGCCAGACCATGGCCGCCCGCGCACGGCCGACCGGCGAGAAGTACATCAACAGCGACAGCAAGGCACCGTTGCCCGACTTCGAAGGTGACTTCCGCGACCAGCGCGGGTTTCTCGCATGGGCCAGCCAGTGGCTCGCCGAATGTCATCGCGTGACGAAGCCCGGCGGGCATCTTCTCGCGTTCATCGACTGGCGCATGTTGCCGACGATGACGGACGCCGTGCAGGTGGCCGGCTGGGTCTGGCAGGGCATCGTGGTGTGGGACAAAACCGGCGGATGCCGCCCGCAACGCGGACGCTTTCGTAGCCAGGCCGAATACGTGGTGTGGGCCAGCCGCGGGCCAATCGATATCAAGGCGCACCCGGTGGTGTTGCCGGGTGTTTTACCCGTGCATCCGCAGCTCGGTGGCAAGCAGCATCAGGTCGGCAAGCCCGAATCGCTGATGGAAAAGCTGGTGGCGATCGTGAAGCCGAACAGCACGGTTCTCGATCCTTTTATGGGTAGCGCCACGACGGGCGTTGCCGCGCTACGCGCTGGTCATCGTTTTGTGGGCGTGGAAATGTCGGAGGGATATTTCGGGGTGGCCGAGGAAAGATTGCGAGCCAGTACCCACCTCCCAGCTATTTGAGCCATCCAAAAATGGCCAAATTCGGCGAAGGGCAATGTTCGCCTTAAGCGCCCTCAGCGATGCGAACGTCACGTTCGGCGGCGTTCGACGTCCCCTGTTTCTTCGAAACGTCCGGTCGCATTCATCCGCGGCGGGTGGGGCTCTTTAGTTGATCCTCTTTTCACATTCGACATTCAGTCTATGGATCGACGCCGATTCCCAGCCTCCCTGATTGGGATAGTAAGTATAGAAAATGTAAAACTCCTTGCCGATCACATTTGGGTCGTCACCCTTTCCGGCAGGAGCCGCATACAGCACGGACGCTACCGAAGAGGCTGTCGTTAACAGCTGTACAGGTGGCCAATGGAGTCCATCGGCGGAATCGGCATAGCTGATCGTTTGAGTATTATCAAAAATGACGACATAGCGTTTGAGATAGTCGCTCCAGGTCACAACAGGATCTCCGGCACTCGACTGCGGATTCAGCACGCTGGTTGAGAGGCCGCCGAGACCTGGTTGATCCCATTTTCCCTGATAGTACTTTTCGAAAGATGGGAGCGCTTTCGGAGTGTCGCGATCGAACGCCGCGTGGAGAAATTCATCCATCGGTACGCGCGCCACGGAAAAAAAAGTAAGGTCGCTGCCTCCAACACCTCCGCTCTTCACTTTGTCGGGAAAGTAGTAATAGAAATACTGCCCAGAGGAATTTGACACCAAGTTTCCCGGCGTACCGCCGTCATACTCATTGACTGAAGGTGCCGCTCCAGGCTTGAACGGCACGTTTGCAGTAACGATAAAGCCAAGATCGGTCCAGGTCACGCCTTCGTCGGTGGACTTGGCTACGCCGATCATGACGTATTCGCCATCCTGATTGACAAGGTCGGTCCAGCGGGCCGCTTGATAGACCACTAAGAGATTTCCGGCTCCTGGATGACCGTCCGGAATCCTTAGAACCGGGCCGCCGCCAACGTACACGACGCTATTTTTCTTGAACTGAGTGCTCTGGGGAAGAATGAACTCGCGCGGCGATTCTGTTCCTAATGGATTGTCCAGAGTGCCCACGGTGCGGGTAATCGAGCCATCCCTTTCCTGCGCGGCACCGCATTCTCCATGGCAACTACCGTCGCTGCCGAAGAAGAGATAACTGGCGTGATCGCGGCTCTTGACGATCCCTAATTGCGTGTCCGGCCAATCGAAACCGGTGGGGCCAACAATGCCTGCGGGCCTGGCGATATTGCCGGCCGCAAGCCGCTGCTGCCAGGTTGCCACAACCTTCTCGTCGAGAACGTGCGGAGCGCAGAGGCTGGCGGTTGGTTCCGTGGCCTCAGTCTGCGCAACGAGATTGCTGACTGACGCAAAAAACAATGTCGAAGCGAAACTTGCCGCAATGGTGCATCGATAAAGACAAGACACAGTCATTCGCATATTCACATTATTCTCCGTTCAATCAATGCTTCGCGTCGGTCAAGATGTATTCCCTCAACTCAATAACACTGAATTGTGGGCGTCGTCTGCGCTCGATTTGACCCTCGAGATTTCTCGTGGTCTGACTCGGATATGAGCGCTCATGTCGAGAAGTCGCCGTATGCCTAAGTCTAGTGACAACCAAGAGCACCGTCTTGTGCTTCAACTTCGCTATGACAGTGATGTGTCCGCTTGGATGCCGGATGAACGGAAGGAGGACCGAAGCGGGACTGATTTTTTGGCAGTGTTCTTCTCGGTGCATTGAAGCAAAGGTCGGTGTAGTGCGATGCCTAACGCTTTATGAGTTGATCAATCAGCAAGTCGCGGATCATGTCGCGGTCACCCGCAGCGAAGCCGAGTAGGCGCCGACGCGGGTAACGTACACGCGGGCCATGCGCCGCCACGCGATCCTCGCCACCCTCCTGGTGCACGCTCGCGATCTGCCCGGCCCGGCCGGTGAACTCAACGCTGGCGAAGGCATCGGTGGCCTTGGCCTTGAGGTATTTGGCGGTGCGCAGTTTGGTGAACATGGCGCTGCGCTTGATGCGGCCTTGTTTGCCCCGCAGTTTTTTCCGTGCCTTGCGTGGCACGAACGCGGCGCCGTCGGGGTCCATCTGCGCCGCGATGCGTTGCTGTTGGCTGTGACGTAATGCGCGGCTGATGGCCAGGGCGATCGCGCGGCGGCGGGCGGGTGCGAGCTTGAGTAGCAGGCCGGCGGCCCAGTTCTCGAGCAGGACGAGATCGTCGCTCACGCCGGCGGCACGTCCCAACGGGCGATCAACTGCTCGCGCAGGTAGACCTCCCAATGCTCGGCGGTGAGCTTGGCCTCGGGCTGCGGCTCGTCGGCGATGCGGATATCCAGCTTGCCGTTGCCAAGATCCTTGACGATGACGCGCTCGGTGAGTTGCAGCTTGATGCTCAAGTCGACCTTGTCGTGGTCGATGATGTCGGCCTCATAGGTGATGCCGCTTTGGCGCTTGTCGACGTTGTCGAGCAGCTCGGACTGGTGGACACGCAGCCAGATCAGGATAGCCACCCATACGACGAGCGGATCACCGGCGAAGTCGGTGAGGATCAGGTTGAGCGTGTACGCAGTTTCATAGCTAAGGCCGGGCGCGTAGGTGCTGTGCAGAGCGCCGGCATCGATGAAGACCAGCAACCGCTCGGGATCGCGAGCGAGATCCGGCAGCGCGGCAACGAGGGCCGCGCGTAGGCTGGCGGGCTTCTTCATGGCCTGGCACCGGGCGCGGTGTTGATGCGCACCCAGTCCTGTAGCGCGTTCAGCTGAGCGGCGGTGGCGTGGCAGGCGGTGTAGTTGTCGATGACGGTGCTGGCGACGGTAGAGAGTGCAAGGCCGCTGGGTTGCGCATCAGCAGCTCCGGGGGTGCCGGGCAATACGTCCGTAGCGGCAGCGTCGTGCACGCGGGCAAAGCCAACAGGCACGAGGCAACGAGCATCCGCTTGGGCAGTGACATAGACGGGGATCTCCTTGGTGAGGGTGGCGCCGATGTCGTGTACGACCTGCACGCGATCGACGTACTGCACAACGATGTGGTCGCTGGCTTGTTTCTGTTCGAGCTGGCCCTGTAGGGTGCGGGCGGCGGCCTCGGCGGCAGTGGCTCGCGCTTCGGCGGCGGTGATGCGGTAGTGGGTGATCCACCCGTAGAGGCACAACGCGGTGATCAGTGCGACGCCGAACAGGATCTGGCGCAGCAGGGTCATGCGGCCTCCGCGGTCGCACTGAGCGCGGCGCTATGGCGCGCGTACGCGCTGGCCAGCTTGGCGTCATAGAGGTTCGCCGCGTAGGCCGGGCCGTTGTAGAGCTTGGCGAACGCGGCCCACCGGCGCGCGCGCAAGGCCTTGAGCAGATCCGCATCCAGCTGGACGAAGCGGACGAAGGCGACCAGGTGCTCACCCTCGCCCTTGCCGAACGCAGTGGCCATTGCAACTGCACTGGCGTAACCGAGCGCGGTGGCATGGTAGCCCATGATCTGGAAGCGGCCCCAACTGCAGGCGGCAGTGGCGGCTTCCGGGTGGATGGCGACGGCCTGCGCGAGGCGTGCGTATTCCGCGGCGTTGCCGACGTAGCCGCCGCGCTGCTGCGACAGGATCGACGCCGGCAGTGCAACGGTCGTCGGATCGATGCCTGCCGCTACCAGCTGCTGCCAGAACACATGCCGCTCGAACAGGATCACCACGCGACCATCGGACAGGAAACCACCACGCGGGCTTTCGACCTCGATCACGGCATTGATGGCGGCCGACTCGCAGTCGAGTGTGACAGCCGCGGTGTCGATGTCGTTCTGGGTGAGTGCGAGCGGATCGATGGTGCCGGTCAATGCGGCCTGTGTGCGCGGGCCGGCGATGCCGTCGACGACCTGGCCATGGCTGCGCTGGAACGCGCGTACTGCCACCTCGGTGGCGGCGCCGTACCAGCCGTCGATGGTGAGCGGCTGACCCGCGCGGACCAGCCGCGTCTGCAGCACGGTGACGTCGCTGCCGTGGTCACCGACGCGCAGGCTGTTGGGGTTGTTCATCGTGTTGGGTCCGTAGGATGGCGGCGACGTTGCCGCGGGCGGTGAGGCTGAGCACGCACAGCACCAGGGCAATGCCGAGGTCGCCGAGGTGGATGTCACCGGGTGGGTACTGGCCGAGCGCGATGCCTAGCGCCGTGCTGCCGGTGGAGACGATCAGCAGCCACGCGGCGATGCTGACGATGGGTCGGTAGCGGGCACCCTCGCGGCGGTAGAGGAAAAGGCGCACGCCGGTGATGGCGTTGGTGGCGAACAGCAGCAGGGCAATCAGGTGATCCATTACGGACCTCCGCGGCGCAGCAGATTGCTGATCCATGCCGTGAGGTCGATCGTCTTGATGCGCTCGATCAGCTGGACGGTGAGGGCAATGACGATGGCGGCGGCGATGAAGGACGCGACGCCGGATTCCTGCAAAGGAATCTGCCGCATGAGTAGCGGTGCAGCGAGATAACCCATGATCCAGCTGATGCCGAAGTAGGCCAGCCGCGAGCGCATGGACACCTCACGCGCATGCAGCGCCATCAGCGCGGCACCGGCAAAGGCGCCGATGATGGCGTTGCCGTCGATGCCGGGAATGAGCGTGGTGATGCTGACGCCGGTGGCGACGAGGGCGATGGAGCTGGTGGTGGTCGGTTCGGCCATCGGTGGTCCCCTGTCAGTGCCAGAGCTGCACCAGCGCGGTCTGCGACTGCGTGGCCTGTACGGTGTCGGGCAGGTTGACGACGGTGCCCAGCGGCAACACGACGCCGAGATCGGCGAGGCCGGGATTGGCGGCGAGTGCCGCCTCGGTGACGCCCTCGGTGCGACCCAGTACGCGCCAGCACAGCGCATCCAAGGTTTCGCCCTGGTTGGCGCGCACGATCACAACAACTCCACATCCGCACGCGGGCGGCCGAGCATGTCGCGGATGGCGTAGCGCACGTTGCGGCGGTAGTCGTCGATGGTGGGATCGAGTGTGTCGGCGCGCACGTGGCCGGCGTGCGTGGTGTCGACATCGCGGTAGCGCTCGATCAGTTCGGCCTGCGCGCTGGCGTAGACAGCGCGGCGATACAACCGCACCAGGCGCGAGGTGCCGGCGATGATCTTGCTGGGCACGTTGTCGAGCGTGGCGCGACCAAGATCAACCTGCTGCTGTTGCCAGGCGTCGAGCTGATCCTCGACGGCGGACATGGCCAGCGCGATGCACTCGGTGAGGCGCTCATTGGTGACGGTGCCATCCACGCGCATCACGGCACGTGCCTCGGTGAGGTCGATCGACGGATACCAGTCGCCAGAACGCAGGGGATCGGGCGCGGTAGTAGGCGCGGTGGCGACGAGACCGGACATCATGACCTCACAGGGGTGCGGTTCGGAATAGGTGCGGCGGTGATCGGTGGTGCATCGGGTGGGAGAGAGGTCACACGATGTCCACCGAGCCGCCGCGGTGCTCGGGGCGAGCTCAGGTGGCGACCGGCGTCGACAGAGCCCGCTGCTTTTGCAGCTTGGTGATCTCCGTCTTGATGCCCAGTCGCGCGTTCAGTTGCAGCGCACGCTGCAGATGGTCGAGTGCCTGCGCGGGCGATGCATCGCGCAGGGCCAGGCCGATGGCCTTGTGGAGTTTGGCGCGCACCTCATCCGGCATGTCGCGCCCTTCGGTGAGTTGGCCCACTTGCAGCAGCTGGGATGCGGTGACGTTGCCGCCATTGGCCAGACCAGCACGCTCGGCGATTTCCTCCACCACCAGGGTGGCGAGGTCGCGCTGGTAGTGCTCGGGCAGCTTGAGGTTATGCGTGAGCATGTGCGTGGCCATGACCAGCGCGCCGTGGATGTCGCCGGTGTCGATGCGCCAGACCATAACGGTGGCGAAGACGTCGTCCTGCACCGGCTGATCGGCCTGCAGCACGCCGTCGATCCATGCCGCGTACTCCGGCAGGCGTAAGCGCTTGACCTCGATCTTCTGCGCGATCGACTGGATGCCTTTGAGGGCGCGCTTGTCCTCGGCGAGCTTGGCCAGCATCAGCGCGTAGGCGCTGCCAATGGCGACGGCGCCATGCTCGGCATCGGCGACTACGGTCTGGGACATCGCGGCGGCGATGCGCTGGCGGTGCTGTTGGGCGGGTGACGGCATGGCGATGCTCTCTCGCGGTATCGGCGGGGCACCGTCGGCTGGCTCTCCAGCCGACGGGCTTCGCTGTGGGGGAGGGGTTCGGTGATTACGAGACGACGATGTTTTCGACGAACGCTGTCAGCAGGTAGTTCTCGACCACGTAGGCGTCGTTGCTGGATTCGTAGTTCTCGATACGATCGCGCTTGGCGTTGTCCACCAGTTGCCGGCGACGTGCGCCTTCCTGCGAGTAGATGGACAGGTTGTCGAGCGTGGTGATCAGCATCGCGTTCTTCGGGAAGAACGGCACGCGCACCGCCTTGAGGCCGCCGATCTGTTTCTGCGACACGATGATGTCGGTAGCGAGTTCGTTCTCGGCGGTCTGCTGCTGGTTGATGCGCTTGAAGTACTTGTCCTGCAGCAAGTCACGACCGCAGATGACGACCAGCGCCGGGTTGTCGCGCACGGCCTCGGCGATCAGGTTCTCGGTCACATCCGACACCAGGGCGTCGAGGTTCTCGTAGTCCTTGCCGGCACCCACGGCGACCTTGCCGCTGGCAGGAACGACTTCCTTCATCCAGTGCGCCGGTGCATCGGCGCGGATGTGTTCCAGCCAGCCGATGTTGACGTCCTGCAGCAGCGGATTGGCGACCCGGTTGGTGTTCGCCGCGGCGCTGGTGCCGTGGAAGCCGATCATGATGCGATCGAGCGCCTGCTGGCCGACGACCGCATCGCGGAACATCGTCTGGAAGTTGGGGAACTTGGCCCACGCGTCGATCTTGGAATACTTCAGCGACGTGTCGAAGTTGGTCTTCTTGCAGGTGTAGTCGTTCGGGAAAAGATCAGTCGGATCGGCCGGCGCGCGGTCGGTGGTGTCGGTGTCGGTACGGCTAGCGATGGTGCCGGTGGTCCCCAACGCGAGTTTCTCGCCCCATAGCTCGGTCACCAGAACGACGTTGATCTGCTGAAGGAACGCGCTGGACAACTGGATCTGTTTTTCCAGCGTCTGTTGCACGGTCGGTGCGACGGTGAAGGTCTCGCCCGCCGATGCCACGCCATTGAGCTGGGCGATGCGCTGCGAGAGGGCGGTGAAGGCAAGACGGGTTTCGTTGCGCATGGGTGCTCCGTGGCGTGCAGGCGATGACGTGGGTCGGCGATTCGGAAAGAGACGGTGGAAGCGATTAGCAGTCGGTCTGGCCGACATCACCGCCGCCGGTGGCCGCGGGACGTGGCAGTCCGCCGGGCGCGGCTTCGAGCTGAGTGCGCAAGCTGGCGAAGTCCTGGCGGTGCGTGGCATTGGTCGCTTCGATGGTGTCCAGGCGCACGCTTAGCGTGCTGAACTGATCGGCGAACCGTTGGGTCACCGCGGTATGACTGCTGGCGAACTGCTCCAGCGTGTCGGCCATGCTCTGCATCGCGTCGCCGACGTCGCCCAGCTGGCCGTCGTTGGCTTTGAACTTGGTGCTGATCTTGGCGAGTTTGTCCTTGATCGCCGCGAACAGCGTGCTGGCGCTGATGTCGGACGGCTCGTCTTCCCACTCGATCTCGACAGCATCGGTGGCGGCGGTGAACACGTTGTCCGGATGCTGCTTGCGCGAGGCGAACGGGTTGGCGTCCGGGTGCTGCGCGGCGAAGGTAAGGATCTCGGTGCCGAGGCTGGCGGGGCTGTCGGTGATGCCCAGGCCCGACAGATACGGCAGGCCGGTGTCGGCGAATTTCGGGGTGATCTCGATGCTCGAGTAAATCTTCTGGCGAGCCTTCACCAGGTTGACCATTTCCGGTGTCGGATCGATCTGCGCGTACAGCGCAAGTTTGCCCTTGAGTGGACCGTCGGGAATTTCCTCGGCCTTCACCGCGGTGACGTCGCCGTAGGCCTTGAACGGGCTGTCCGGTGCATAGCCGCGGATGTGCTCGGCGAAGATACGCGCGCCGTAGAGGGTGGGGTTGTAGGTCGCGGCCATGCCCTGAATGGCGCTGCGCTCGATCGCTCGCCCATCGGAGGTCGCACCTTCGACAGCAACGCGGAAAAACTTGGACTTGGCCATGGACGAAACCTCGGGGTGGCGACGCGTTGGGGAGACGCGGCCATCGTCGGCACCGTGCGCGAGCCGGGCAACGCGGGGCCGATGTACCAACGGGCTGGTACATCGCGGCAGGCAATAGTTACGTCGGTGCGCTTGCGACGATGCCGCCATGTTGATGCCTGTCCCCCACGTCGATCAGCGACGCGCCGCGCGCTCCCTGTTTTTTCGGGGATGGCCGGTCACGGACATTGCCGACGAGCTGGGCATTGCGCGCACGACGATCGAGTCGTGGAAGACGCGCGACGCATGGGCGAAGGCGCCGATGATCGAGCGTGCGGAGAGCTGCATCGAGGTGCGGTTCCAGACGTTGATCGAGAAAGAGAAAAAGACCGGCGGCGACTTCAAGGAGATTGATCTGCTCGGTCGGCAGATCGAGCGGCTGGCGCGGGTGCGACGCTACCAGGCACCCGGCGGCAACGAGGCTGATCTCAACCCGGCCATCGAGGCGCGCAACGCGGGGCCAAAGCGCGCACCGAAGCGCAATGAGTTCACCGAGGAACAGGCCGCGGAGCTACGCCGGCAGTTTCACGCATCGCTGTTCGCCTATCAGCACAAGTGGCGCACCTCGGCGGACGAACGCACGCGGATGATCCTCAAGTCGCGCCAGATCGGCGCGACGTGGTACTTCGCCCGCGAGGCGCTGGACGATGCGATCGCCACCGGTCGCAATCAGATTTTTCTGAGCGCGTCGAAAGCGCAGGCACACATCTTCAAGCAGTACATCCGCCAGTTTGCGCAGGAGGCGGTGGGCATCGACTTGAAGGGTGATCCGATCGTTCTCTGGAACGGCGCACACCTGTATTTCCTCGGTCAGAACGCGCGTACGGCACAGGGCTATCACGGCAATTTTTACTACGACGAGTTTTTCTGGTCGCAGAATTTCGAAGAGATCAACAAGGTCGCCAGCGGTATGGCGATGCACAAGCAGTGGCGCAAGACGTACTTCAGCACGCCAAGCGCGACGAGCCACGCGGCGTACCCGTATTGGACCGGCGATCGATACAACCGGCGACGCAAGAAAGAGGATCGGGTCGAGATCATCACCGACCGCGCTGCGATAGCCGAAGGCCTGCGCTGCGCCGACAAGGTGTGGCGACACCTGGTGACGATCGAGGACGCCGAGCGGGGCGGCTGCGATCTGTTCGATCTGGAGGAACTGCGCACGGAGTATCCGCCGGACGAGTTCGCCAACTTGCTGATGTGCCAGTTCATGGACGATGGCGACAGCCTGTTCACGCTGGCGATGATGCAGGGCTGCATGGTCGATAGCTGGGTCGACTGGACCGACCTCAAGCCGTTGTTGATGCGGCCGTTCGGCATGAAGCCGGTGTGGGTAGGTTACGACCCGGCCTTGGGCCAAGGCGGCGACGGTGCCGGGCTGGTGGTGCTGGCACCACCGGAGAAGCCGGGCGGCAAGTTCCGTGCGCTCGAGCGGCACCGACTCAAGGGTATGGATTTTGAAGCGCAGGCCGCGTTCATCCGCAAGGTCACCCAGCGCTACAACGTGCAGCACATCGGCATCGACGTCAGCGGTCTTGGCCAGGCGGTGTACCAGCTGGTGATCCAGTTCTTCCCGCTGGTGCGCAAGATCACTTACTCGCCCGACGTGAAGTCGCTGATGGTGATGAAGGCGCAGAACGTGATCGACAAGGGCCGGCTCGAGTTCGACGCCGGCTGGGTGGATCTGGCGCAGTCGTTCATGGCGCTCAAGCGGACGATGACCGACTCCGGCCGGCACGTGAAATACAGCGCGGGACGCTCCGCCGAAATCGGCCATGCGGATCTCGCGTGGGCCTGCATGCATGCACTGATCAATGAACCGCTGGAAGGCCGCACCGCGGCCAACACCAGCCAGATGGAGCTTTACTGATGCGCAACATGACCGTGACAACCGGTACCGACAACACGCCAGCACCACGGGCGATGGCTTTCAGTTTCGGCGATCCGACGCCGGTGCTCGATGGGCGCGAGATCCTCGATTACATCGAGGCCTGGCGCAATGGCAAATGGTACGAACCGCCGGTGTCGCGCGAAGGGCTGGCCAAGTCGTTTCGGTCGACGCCGCACCACAGCTCGGCGATCTACGTGAAGTGCAACATCCTCACGTCGATGTTTCGGCCACACAAGCTGCTGAGCCGCGAGACGTTCGGCGCGTGGGTATTGGACTTTTTGGTGTTCGGTGACGGATACCTCGAGCAGGTGAAGAACCGACTCGGCCAGCCAATGCCGTTGAAGCACGCGCTGGCGAAGTACATGCGCCGTGGCTGCGATGACCTGGACACGTACTTTTTCGTGCAGGGATGGAAGACGGACCACGAATTCGCCAAGGGTTCGGTGTTCCAGCTGCGCCAGCCCGACGTGCACCAGGAGATCTACGGACTGCCGGAGTACTTGTCGGCGCTGCAGAGTGCATGGCTCAACGAGGCCGGCACACTCTTTCGTCGCAAGTACTACCTCAACGGCTCGCACGCTGGCTACATCCTGCACCTGACCGATGCGCTGACCGACGAGACGCAGGTTGAGGATTTGAAAAAAGCGTTGAAGGAAAGCAAGGGGCCGGGCAATTTTCGCAACCTGTTTCTCTATGCGCCGGGTGGCAAGAAAGATGGCATCCAGATGATCCCGATCAGCGAGGTCGCGGCCAAGGATGAGTTCTTCAACATCAAGAACGTCACGCGCGACGATGTGCTGGCCGCGCATCGCGTGCCGCCGCAGCTGCTTGGCCTGGTGCCCACGGGTACGACGGGATTCGGGTCGGTGATTCCGGCGGCTCAGGTGTTCGCGGTCAACGAACTGCAACCGCTGCAGACGCGCTTCCAGCAGCTCAACGAGTGGATGGGGCAGGAGGTGGTGACATTCGATTCGTATCAGGTTGCGGGCTTTGCTGCGGCAGAAAAATCACCCTCGAACTGATAGGCCCTGTTTTATCTAAACCGGCCCCAAAAGAGAAAGGCCCCCTTTCGGGGGCCAGTGAACCGCGCAAGGGGTTGCTAACGGCTCGTGGCGCTCGGTGCATCGGTGAGTAACCAGACTTCCCGAGCGAGTACAGATTGCTGCACTGGTGACAGGACGCGTAGCGGGGAATGACCTGTGACCGTGTAGGCATCTGCTGACGAGTTGTCAGGCGTGCACCATTGACTGCCGTACGGTCCAGTCTCAAATACTTTCAGCTCTTTGCTCAAAAGAAATGAGAGCAAGGGCATCACACATTTTACTCGCCACATTTGGATGGCACGTGCCTCACCTGCGCGCGTGCCATCTACCATCGGGATTGAAGAGGACGCAGCGTGCGAATCCGTATCCTTGCAGAAGCATGTCGAGCGACGCCTTGGCTACACGGTCGACTTCTTCCATCGACGGACCGGACTCAACAATGAACGGCGGCACTTCCAGCATTGATCGATCCGTAGATTTGGGACGATGGTTTTGTACGAGCGCCGCCATGTTGGCTTGCACGAGCGAAACACACACCATCGTGGACGACTGAGGCCCGAGAGCATGGCTGTATTTGAGACCAAACTGGAGAGACTTCACAACGAAGTCCGCGAGGTTGGTTTCATGGAGGTGGTACTCCGAACCGCCGTGCGCTTTGAAGTCCTCATTTGAACTCACAATTTGCTCGCTGATCTCCAGCGAGCCATTGCGAAAGATCTGCACAAAGGCGTCTCCCCATTGATCGCTGCTGGACAAGCGAATGCCGTCGAAGTTGTGGCGACCAATGGGGCTAGTCCCTTCGAACAGAGGTGCAAAAATCAGCTCGTGCGCGCGTATGTCTGCAACCGCCAGCGGATCGGTCGCCCGTTGGTAGCTAGCAAGGGGGATGATGTGCAGTAACGGTGTTGCCACGCCAAATCGTTGATACTGCTGCACGCGCTCATGTACCCAGTTGCGCGCCTGTACCAGAGTGTTGGAGTTACGGTCGAAAGCCTCGCGCACCTCGTGGTAGGACATGTCGATCACGCGCGTACCTCTCCTGACTTTGAAGATGCGGCGCCCCGTGTCGGCAGCTCCCTGCTGACCAGGCACTCTGGCCCAAAACGGTCCGGCCATGGTGTTCGGAATCCTCAGCAGCAGTATGTAGCCGTCGTCGATGTCGATCTTTTCAACGCGGACGCCGTGCGATCTTGGCTCTATGCCGTTATCAATCCACTGCTCAAGGCGCCTAGAGAGCTGGTCGTATTTCTCGGGCTTCTCGTCTTTAAGGGGGAAGAGTTTCCCTTCATTGGTAACGCCGTAGAGGATGACGCCGCCACCGGCGTTCGCCATGCCAGTGACGTCCTTCAGGAATTCCTCGCGCTGCTCGAGCACATCGGCGCTGTCTTTGCCAGGCGGTTGCTGCTTGTATTCCACGCCCTGCGTTTCAGGGATGGCATTGTCCCACAGGCTCTCAAGGTAAGAGCGATTCCATTCCGCGACCATGCGATTACTCCAAACGGCGTTGAGACGGACAAGCTAAGGGGTTCTATCGCGGGTCACAAGCTGGCAGTGGGAGGTTCGCCGCTGAGATGGGCGCGTACGGGGGGGCAACGACTACGCCATGGTCATCACTCGCTGGAACACACCCGCGCTGCGCGGTTTCCCCCGCCGCACCCGCGTGGCCTATAGAGGTTGATTCTGACGAAGGTATCTACAAGCGCCGTACGGTGCTGTGCGGCGCTCACGAAGAACTTGGCAAGTCGCGTTATATGACGCAAAACGATGCGCCAAAGGGCCCTTTTTGAGTCTCAGACGGCCAATTGCGGACTGCATAAAGCACTGGTGTCGTATCAGCATATGAGTGTGAGCCTTCAGAGGCGCAGCGTGTCGCCTCTTAGCTCCGGTTGAAAGAGGAGAGATCATTGAGAAATTGCTCAATGCCTCCGTTCCTTTTCGAATAACAGCGAGCGAAAGAAACCCCGGCTTCTTTCAAGCGATCTCTAGCTTGATTGGCCTTTGAGGTCCACGTCCGATCAAGTAGTGCGAAGTCGCAATGAAGCAGGTTCATGGCGTGCTGAATATCAACTACGTCGTGCTGGTCTAAGCGTTCGTTCTCGTTGAGGAACAATGACCGCATCAATTCTCCCAGGAAGGACCATCCATCGGCATACCCGTTGCTCGGGTTGAACTTGCGTGCGCGCTCTCGGAATTCCTCGTCCTGGCGCATTTTGTTGAAGGACTCGACCATTGCATCGGTAGAGTCGTGGAATATCTCTACTAGGTTTTCAGGATGGTCGGTACGAGAGTGCTTTCTAAGACTCCAAACCTGCTCAAAATACCCAGGGGTGGTCCTTTTGCTATTTCGAGCGAATATCTCGGCTAAAACTAGATCTCCAACCAGTTGAAATTTGTCCCTGCCGCGTGGCCGAAGATTCGAGTTCGCGTCTAGGCAGAAGACGTGCGGCATAATTTGATCCAGCAGCCGGTCAATCTCTTTCGCGTGCCTGGGGTCTTCCACGCGGCACAATTCAGCTGAGTGCAAATGGCTTAGGCAAATTGTGCCACCGCTATTGCGCACACCCTTCACTAGCCGGTCGCTTAACTCGCTCGATTCAGCAAAATCCATTAAGGCCCAGTGATCGAGGTATACGGCTGGACGTCTAAGTTCGTGGTGGACGTGAGCAGCGTATACGCGGTGATGGTCATCTGCGTAACGGCTTAGGGGAATGCGGATGAGCATTTCACGAGTCTACTCGATGGATAGCTGTGAACTTGCGTCAACACTTCGGTCCGTGATGAGCGGCCCCAGAGGCAAGACCGCCGATCAGCAATTGGCGCGCCGTTGGTTCACCAGAGGGCAGTTCAGCGCTAACCGGAATCCGTAGCTGTGGTGCGCGCCAGAAAATGTGAGGCCATCGGAAAAAGGTAATTTCGGTAACTATGCCGAAAACCTAACGTAAGTACATGATTTTAAGTGTATTACTGATTACCTTCTAGAGGTAATTTTAGGTAACCTTGAAGGTAATTTTTTTCAAGTGGTTGATTTATAAGGGTCTCGGCAATTTGTGAGATTACCTTTTAGAGGGGTAACCAATTACCTCAATATTACCAAATAGTTACCTTGATGTTTTATCCGTATCATTTTGATTTTAAAGTTTATTTCGTGCCTAATTTCTAAAGGTTACCTTAATTACCTTTTTCCGAACGACCCTCACATTTTCCCAGCGTAGATCGAATCATCAGGCCACTATTGAATCGTCCCGCAGTAACACGTGATCGCGCCGGCTAAAGAGCCAGCGCATGCATTTGGTAGTACATCTGGGGGTACAAGTCGCCGGCTTGCACACATAAATGCTGTAGCGGTGCGGTTTGTTGGCCACTACCTTGTGGACGGACGACCCACCAGAATTTCGAAGCGCCCGCAGGGCGCTTTTTTTTGCCCAAATATGGCGTGCTATCTCTAGCCGCCAGCTGCCCGGCAATCAGTCAATGCGCTTGGTGGGCTGCCGGAAACGCC